ATCTAACTTGGAGCCGAGTAGAAGGCGATCAGACCGAGGATTATATCAGCTCCGACGTAAAGATCGGAACGAGCTACGACGTAAGAATCTTCGGCGAATCGTATTTTAGAATCAGCACAAGCTACGTCACGAGCGCAATCACGGTTGCGCCAGACACGACGCCGCCAGCAACTCCGACCGGACTCACGGCAATCGCTGGCACTGGGCAAATCATTTCGCTGGACTGGGACGACAACACTGAACCGGACTTCGGCGAATACGGCGTTTGGCGCAACACGAGCAACAGCTCTGGAGGCGCAAGTGAGATCGCGCAGACTCGCGCTAGCCGGTTTGTGGACGTCAACCTCACGCTCGGCACGACGTATTACTACTGGATTTCAGCCTACGATCGCAGCGAGAATCAAAGCGCAAAGAGCAGCGTCGCAAGCGCGACTGCCGTGGCCGTGACCGCTGGACAGACAGACGGTACGCCGCCAGTTGATCCAAGCGCACCGACGGTTAATACGACCGGAACCTATTTGAGCGGAGACGGCACAACGCTTTCTCGAATCGTCATCAACGTGCCAGCGTTCACGACTCGTTGCGTCGTGATGAACGTGCTTTATCGCAAGAGCGGAGTCGCTGGCTACATCGTCGCAGATCAACGCAGCACTGGCGGTGGCACGTCATCAATCGACGACCTGACGCCGAACGTGACTTACGAAATTGCCGTGCAAGCGTTCAGCGCGTTCGGTGTCGCGAGTAACATCGTCAGCGGTGGCACGCAGACCGCGCCGAATAACTCGACTGCACCGGCTACGCCAAGCGGTTCAAGTTTGTCGAAGGTTGGCGTGACTCCGAAACTCATCGAGAGCACACGAGAATACTACTTCGGCACGCGCGCATCTTGGACTCCGAACACCGAGACGGATTTTGATCACTACGAAATCAAAGCGACCGCAACGAACAGCAGCAGCGCGACGGACTACACTTGGTTTGGCGAAGCTGGCGGATCAAATTCGTTAGTCTCAACGAAGGCCAACACAATGTGTTTGTATAACTCGTTTCCTTCAACGGGCTTTACTTTCTTGCGCGCAGTTAATCGCAGCGGCGTCGCATCGGCTTGGGTGTATGTCGGCTTGGCCGCCGACAACGCTTTTCTTGGAGCTGGTACCATAAGCGCGCAGAACAAAAACGACGTTAGTGTCGAGGGCATAAAAACCGGAGCGATTTCTGCATCGAGCGTGCGCCAAGTCGCTGCCGTGTTTCAAGTATCGCACGTCGTTTCGCTATCAGGTGGTTCGCCATCCGAGACGTTTGCGGTGGACATTTCCAATCGTGGATTTTCAACGAAGCCTGATGTTGGGGTTGGCGGTTGCGTCAATGCCGACTTTCTCACGGCTTACGATTTCGACAACGGATCAAATAGTTCCTCGACTGCTTACGTTCGCGCCTCGACGTTGGACGGCAGCAACATTGGTGCAGGCAATTACCGGTTTAATCTCGACTTCACAGAATATAACTAATCATGGCTCTCCAAAAAACAATCGCTCTGCCGTCCGGTATCTCTGGCAATTACATTCGACTCACTTCGTATCGCTACGACCGCTCAACGCTGGAGGCGTCGGCGATCTTTGCGCTCTACCTCGACGCAGCACACGCGCAGGCCGGAGCTGATTACCTCGTGCCGGTCATCGCCAAGCTCCGACTCAGCGGCGCGAAGTTCACGCAGTATCTCGGCGCGGAAGCACTCGCTGACCACCAAGTCCTCGCTCAACTCTACGTTGCGGCCAAAGCCGAGACGTTGCTTGCTGGCGGTGGACTTACTTCGATTGACCTAAGCGACGCACTCGATGTCTAAAGTCGCACAACGCTTCATCGCAGTCAGCGACAATCATGGAGATATGGCTGACGCGGAGAGCGTCGGCGCGCTCTGGTCGTTCATGAAAGAGTGGAAGCCCGAGATACGCGTCCACGCTGGCGACAACTACGACTTCCGCAATCTACGCAAGGGCGCGAGCGACGAGGAGAAAGCCGCATCGCTGGCTGACGACTGGGAGGCGGGCAACGATTTCCTGCGTCGCTTCTTCGACGGCGGCACGAGCAACCATTTCCTGCGCGGCAATCATGACGAACGGCTTTATGAATTTCGCAACTCTTGCTCTGGTATGCTTCGTGATTACGCTGGCGATGGCATTAAGCAGATGGAAGCGGTGGTGAAGAAATGCCGAGCGAAGATGCTGCCTTATGATTCCGATCTCGGCGTGCTTGAACTCGGCAAGCTCTCGGTACTGCACGGATTCCACGCGGGCGTCGGAGCGTGTCGCTTGCACGCTGCGATTTACGGCAACTCGATTTTCGGCCACGTTCACACCATCGAGACGGCGTCCGTGGCATCGCGCGAACCCGCCGAGGCGCGCAGCATTGGTTGCCTCTGCAAGCGCGACATGGATTACGTGAATAAGAAAACTGGAAAGCTGCGTTGGGCGCAGGGCTGGGCGTATGGTCTGCTGTATCCAGATGGCAACTACATGCTTTTCCAAACACGAAACATCGGAGGACAATTCTATGCAGCGACAGAAATCAAAACCTTCGCCGCTTAACTGGGCGCACGAGTTGCGCGAAGTGCTCACCGCAAAAACGCGCGAGCCAAAAGGCGAAGGCTGGATGACTACCGAGGAGTTTGCTGAGTCGCTACAAATAGCAATCGGAACCGCTCACCAATACCTGCGACGCGGACTCGCTTCTGGGCATCTGGAAAGGTTCACGGGCACCGCAATTTCTCCCGCAGGAATCAGGATTCAGACGTGGCATAGGCCCGTCATAGCTAAGAAAGAAAAGTCATAAGTCTTTGATTATCAAAATCAACTGACAGCGTTGAGAAAGATAAGAAGAAAAGTCTTCTAATCAGGACGGAGTTGTGATTTGGTATTCACATCGAAGGGAATTAACCCTGAGAGAAAAAACCAAAACATGAAAACGATCAAATCAGAACAAGTTCTCAAAGCTCGCAGCATTACGGATTATGACTGCATCTTTTCGGTTCAAGTCTTAGAGCGCAAAGGTTCATTCGTAACCGTTAAAGCTCAAGGCAACGTCAAACGCATGAAGGTTTATTCTGATTGCATAGGCGAATACATTTTCGGCTTAGGCAAGTATTCGATGGCCCCAATTTTTCGCGCAATCTAATCACCACGCGCCGAGGTCACTAAGGCGCACTCTTTATAACCATGAAATCCACTTTAACCTATAACGTCGCAACATTTCGCGCCGCTGGTCTTGAAGCCAAGTGGTCGCGCACTCAACAAGGTGCACCAATAATCATCGCAAGAAATCCAGTCGCTCAACTTAAACATCAAAAAGATAGCTGGTGGTATTGCGATCACCGCATGTGGCAACGTGCTTCTAAAATTGGCATCGTCGAAGCGTTTACAGAATCAACTTTGCTTGGTGGTATTTTTTTCATCTAAATGAAATTCATTCTTATCATCATCACGCTTGTTCTTACCGCTCACGCCGAGCCACCTGACTCTTTCTTCCGAGCCTTGCACATCGTCGAGACGAGCGGCAAGCTCGGCCCGACAATCGGCGACAACGGCAAGGCACTTGGCCCGCTTCAAATCCACCGCGCTTACCACGCCGACAGTCGCGTTGCCGGTGACTATTCGCGGTGCGCCGATCTCGATTACTCAAAGCGCGTCGTCACCGCCTACCTCAAACGCTACGCACCGCAAGCGTGGGCTGCGGGCGACGTCGAGACGCTGGCACGGATTCACAACGGCGGCCCGAAAGGCGCGACGAAACCAGCAACCAAGAGCTACGCAACCAAGGTCAAAGCCTTCTCGAAATGAGCCGACCATCGAATCCGCGCAACCGCCCGCGCATCATCTCGGCAATCAACCGAGGCGAGTCGATGAAGGTCGCAGCCTACGATCTAGGCATCTCAACCGGCTACGCCTACCGCATCGCGCAAGACCTCGGTTACGTTGCGCGACTCGTGAACACTTCCGAGATAAAACTTTTGCAGAAACTCAGAAACAAATGACACCCGAACAACACAACGAAATTCTCGTCGAGCTGCGCGCAATCCGTGCCGCTCTCGAAACCAAACCACGCGCGGTCGCTACGGCACCGAGCACCAGCACGTCGAGCGCAACGTCGCTCCCGCCGCCCGACCAAGTGATCGAAGGCGCCGCCAGCGTGACCGTTCACTTCGGAAAGAACAAGGGCGTGGCGATTGGTTCACTCACCGAAAAACAACTGCTCTGGTACGGCGCAGACCGCGAGCCTCAGTTGAAAAATGACGGCACGCCATTTCCTCCGCGCGCCGAGGACGTGCTACTCAAAAACGCTTGCCGTACGCTGTGGCACGCACGAGTTGCAGGAACCGCAGTCGCCTACGTTGCCTCGGCCGCACCATCCGCAAGCGACGAAGTACCGTTCTAATTTGTCGCCGGTAACGACGTAAACCAGAACCCTCCGACGGCGCTCGTGCCGGTGCGAAAATACGCGAGCAACAATTTCCTAAAAGGAAAACCGCCCACCGACTTAACGATGGGCGGCAAAACACAAAACAAAACAGAACCGATAACATGAATACGACAGACGTTAAAACAGATACTCAAGTCGCGGTACAAGATGCCGCTCCGAAAGCTCAAATCAGCTTCGGCAACCAAGGCGTGCAACTCGCCAGCATCGACGAGGCTTTTCGCTTCGCCAAAGCCGTAGTCGCCAGCGGCTTTGCACCGCGCGGCATGGAGAAACCGGAGAGCGTTATGATCGCCATCCAGCTCGGCATGGAGCTGGGCCTGACGCCAATGGCCGCGTTGCAAAACACGGCGGTGATTAACGGACGGCCCGCCATCTACGGCGACGCGGCGCTCGCTCTGGTTCGTGCCAGCGGCCAGCTTGAAAGCTATGCCGAGCAAGAAATCGGCGAGGCCGGCAAAGATTCGCACGGCTACAAGATCACGGTGAAGCGCAAAGGATTCGACGCCGCCTCGGAGACGTTTACGACCGCCGACGCCAAGAGTGCAAAGCTCTGGGGCAAGGCCGGACCTTGGTCAGACTTCCCGAAACGGATGCTCAAGTTCCGCGCTCGCGGCTTTATTCTGCGCGACCAGTTCGGCGACATTCTGAAAGGCTTACGCACAGTCGAGGAAGCGCGCGACATCGCGCCCGAGATTAACGTGACGCCGCTTAGTGAGAAAGTCGCAGGCGGATTGAGCGATGCGATTGGAGGTGCAGCGTGAACGTAATGGGTCAAGCTATTCGTCGCTCTGACGTTTACGACCGGAGCCGACTCTACAAACCTGCGGCTCGCGTGCTAGAGCGTATGAAGTCGCACCACATAAACGAGCGAGGCGAGCGCGTAGATAGTCACGGTCGCTACGTCGGCCACGGCGACATCGAGCGCGGACTCAACTTTTTTTTCAGCAAGCGAATCAACAACCAATCGAAAGAAACATGAACGATAACGATCTAAAACAAGCGGCAGTTATTAACGCGGCCACGGAACAATTCCGAGGCTTGCTCGAAACACACTTCAAACAAATCGCCAAGGTGGCGCAAGAGTCCTTCATCGAGGACGAGAACCAGACCGAGCCGAAAGCCAAGTGCGCTTTCTCGGTGGAGTGGGACAGCCTCGCCGCTGCGCCTAAGATCAACGTGAAGATCAACTGGTCGGTGCGCTACAAGGACGAAGCCGAGTGCGAAATCGACCCGCTGCAATCTAAGCTGAAACTGGAGGACGCCGATCTGTGAACTCAATCCGCAGACTGATCGGCTGGATTTGCGAATGGGCAACGCTCATTCTTTTCTCGATTTTGCTCATCGTGATCTGGCCTTTCATCTGCGATTCCGAGGATAAAAAAGATGAATGAATCAATACAAGACTACCACTCAAACGCGGCAATCTCACACTCGAAACTAGAGTGCTACCGTCGCCGCCCCGCGCTCTACTTCAAAAAGTATATCGCCAAGACGCTCGCTCAACCCGACGAGTCCACGGCGTTCCGACTAGGAAGCGCGGTTCACTGCGCTATCCTAGAGGAGAAAGAGTTTGCTGCGCGCTACGTTCAGAAACCCGATCTCGACCGGCGCACTAAGGAAGGCAAGGCGGCTTACGCCGAGTTTGCAGCGCAGCACGATGGCAAGACTCTACTCGATGCCGACGAACTGGCACAGGTTGTGGCGATGCGCGAGGCCGTGGCGGCGCATCCAATCGCCTCGCAGCTCCTCTCTGACGGTATGCCAGAAGTGACATGGCGCAAGGAACAGAAGAACGCACTGGGCGCGCTGCAATGCCGCACGGACTGGTTTAGTTCGCTGGGCTGCGAACTGACCAACGGCGAGCCTTACGTCCTAGACGTTAAGACCGTCGAGAGTTTGGACAGCGATGCGTTCCGCAACTTCGAACGAGCGGCGTTTTCCTACGGCTACCATCGACAGGCAGGGTTTTATTTGCCGCTCATCAACGAAGTGTTCAAGTGGTCGGTCTCGCGCATGTATTACGTCGCGGTTGAGAAGTGCGAACCCTACGGCGTGGCAGTCTATAAACTCAGCGACGACGCAATCTCACGCGGGCAGGACGAGAACATCGCCGATCTGATTCGTCTCAAGAAAAGCATCGAGGACAACCACTGGCCCAATATTGAACCAGTCCTGCACGAACTCGCATTACCAGCGTGGTACAAATCATGATCACCGCACTCGCAGTCATTACACTTTGCTCGGTCGCCGTCGTACTCTCCTACTTTGTCGGACGAGCGGATGGAATCGCGCGAGGCCGTAACGAACAATGGGTCGAGGATTACTTCGACAATCTAAAAAAGCTGCGCGCGCTCAGAGATGAGCTCGGCAGATTCAAGCACAAGAAACCAAAACACAAATGAAGAACACTCGATATGAACAAGACATACTCAACGCAGAAACCGACCGTCGGCTTTTGGAATTTCAAACGCCAAAGGAAATCACTATGAGCATCAAAACATCTACGGCTAACGTATTCCGCCGCGCTGAAATGCTCGGACTTTATCAGCACCGAATCACGCAAGAGGAGCGCGATCATTTGCTCGTGCGACGGAAGGAGGTTACAAAATGAAACCGACTTATACCACTAATTCCCCAATCTCCTTTCCGTATCCTTCAATAAATTTTAACAATGCAAACTGTGAAGTGCTACGCATCACGCACGATGGTCGCATGATTATAGGCGAAGGCTTATCCACCGAGGAAGCCACACAAGAAGCGGCGAAGTTGCTAATAGCTTCGTTTGAAGATCAGATTCAAAAGATGGTAAATGCTCGGGTTGCCGCCATGAAGGAGGCCAGCAAATGACCTTCTTCATTCACGGCGACCCGAAAGGCCAGCCAAGACCGCGAGCGTTTGCCCGCAAAATGGGAGCAAAGTACATCGCGCGCGTTTACGACTCCGACGTGGCCGACGAGTGGAAGCAATGCGTCGATAATGCGATTGCCCGAGAATTTGCAGCGCACAAACCAGCGTTTGAAGATCACAGACCGTTTGAAGTCGTCATGACATTCTGGATGCGCCGCCCGAAGTCGCATTTCAACGCGCATGGCTTCGTGAAGCTAAACGCGTCGATAAGGCACGCGCAGAAACCGGATGCGGACAATCTAGTCAAGCTCGTGCTCGACCGCATCACGCGCTTGGAACTGATCTGGCGCGACGATTCCCAAGTCGCGTATCTGACCGTTGCGAAATATTGGGCGGACAAGGACGAGAACGTCGGATGCAATTTGACTTTACAGCCGATCTTGCCGCAGTAACCAAAGCGAAGGCCGTGAAAAGCCTAAGACCACAATGACAATTCAAACTTTAGCCAGCCAGTCGCGCAGAGGCATTTCGTGGTGCCAATTTTCACCTGCGCGGTTGGTTGGCTTTTTGAATTTATGAACTGGATAAACATTCAAACCAACACTCTGCGCTCGCCGGAGTTTATCGGCTCCGACCCAATTTCGCGCGGAACTTGGCTCTCGGTGCTTGGCTACTGCTACGAGCAAGAAAACGGTGGGCTGATTACCGACTGCAAGAACTGGAAAGACCGACAATGGCAGCAGATTTGTGGCGTTACACGCGAGGAGGTCGACGGCTCGACGCATCTCATGCAATGGCGAGATAACGACTTGCTGGTCTGGAATTACCCCACCGAGACGGAAGACGAAATCAGGCGCAAACGCGACGCTGGACGCAAGGGAGGCCAAGCACGAACCCAAGCAAAGATCGAAGCAGCCAAGGCCAACGGAGCGAAGCATAACCCAAGCACAACCCAAGCAGAACCCAAGCAGGAACCCAACGAAATAGAAAAGAAAAGAAAAGAAAAGAAAGCAGAGAGCGAGGCTGACGCCCCGCCGCCCGACTTTTCTTTGGAAAACGATTCCGACGAAGATCAGAAGCCGCAAAAGCAACCCAAGCAGACCGACGCCGAATGGCTCGCCGAACTTGCGACCTCGCCAGCGTATCGCGGCATCGACATTCGCCGCGAGCACGCGAAAGCCTTGGTCTGGGCTGCGGCCAACAAGAAAACGATGAGCCGGCGCCGTTTCGTAAATTGGATTAACAAGTGCGAGCCGACGATGGGGCAGCAAACGCCCAGCGCCTCGATCTCGACCTCGTTGCCAGAACCGAACGGCTGGCGCGCATGGATTAACGACAACGCGCCTGATTCGGTCTATGCGCGAGGCGGCGCACGCGAAGGCGAGCAATGGTCGGCCTTAGACCGCACGACGCAGGACTGGCTAACGAAGCAGACGGCGCGAGCGGAACAATTTCAGCACAGAAAACAAAACTAACATGAAATCAAAAAGACTAAACCAATCCGATACCCTCTCACTTCGCGCATGGTGCAGTTATGCGATACGCAAGACCTCCGATATCAACGAGCACTTGCCTATGCTTTCTTTTCTCGCGGAGCAATGCGATCACGTTACCGAGTTTGGCGTAAGGACAGGCGAAAGCACGCTTGCCTTTTTGCACGGACTGCGTGGCAAGCATGACGCGCGTTTGCGCTCTTACGACATCAACGATGACTATCGTGTGAAGCAATCGTTTGAACCGCTTACAAAAACTGATTGGATTTTTATAACGGCAAGCACGCTTACGATTCCAAAGATCGAGCCGACCGATTTGCTGTTTATCGATACGCTGCACAGTTACACGCAGGTTTCGCAGGAACTCGCGCTGCACGGCGACCAAGCGAAACGCTGGATTGCGTTTCACGACACAGAGACTTTCGGAACCGTAGGTGATGATCGTGGCGAAGGAATCAACAAGGCGATTCAAGAGTTTATCGCCGCGCGACCTGAGTGGCGCGTCGTGTATCACACGCATCGCAACAATGGGCTGACGGTCATCGAGCGAGAAAGTGTTTGACAACAGCGCGCAAGCGTCAAAGCCGAGTGCGTGGCAAAGACACTACCAACAAAACCAAAACTGATTTCGAGCCATGCGTGGGCGAAACACCACAAGCTGTCCGCGCAAGGCCCGAAGAAAAAATACAAACGCAAATGCCCGCCAACCGAGATCACGAACTGGAACTGAAAGAGTTAGAAGCTCTGCGCTTCTCCGCTCGCGCAGCACGCGCGATCACCACGCTGGAGGTGCAGCGCAAGACGATTACGCGCGAATACGGCGAGCGCATTAAGAAAATCAAAGCCGTGATCATGCTGCTCCAGCAACGCGAGAGCATGGGGCAACTCAGCATTGACGGCATGGATGCCATCGAGATCACGCCAGAGCTTCGCAAGCTGATTTACAACCCAGTCGGCGACCTCTCGTGATCACCTACACGATCAACCGCCAGCCAGTTTACACCGCGACTTACGACGGCGCGAGTGATTCGGCGAAGCTGACGGCGGAGATCATGGAGAGGCTGGTTGAGATCGACGAGTGCGAGGTTAGGAGCGCGGCTGATTTATGCCGCAGACTGGCGACGCTGGCCGACCTATCGCCGACGATGTTTATGATCGTGCTCAGGGTTGGGTCTGGCGACGTGAGCGCGGTAACGCAATCGTTCTCAGAGATGGCCGAGAAGACCGGACGGACGCGGCAGGCTTTGCATTACGAGTTTGGCAAGGAAGTGGCGAAGGTCGCCATCGTATTCCCTAAGCTCGCAATGCTGATGCTCGACTACCGGCAGACCATCGACCACCACGAGGACGCGAGGAGCGATGCGGACGGATTGAAGGGCGAGGCTTAATGATAACGAATAGCAATAAAACGAATAAGTGCGATACCCTAGTCGAGCGGATTGACTGGTATGCCAAACTAACCATAAACTTTGGTTATACCTCCACGATACCGCTAGGCCGCCGTTCTGTGCGATTTGCGGGCATTTATACTCAAATGAGGGTGACGACCCGTGGGCGGGCGGGTAAGGAAGCTTTCAGGCTGGGACGGGAACGTGGGTTAAGCGACCAGATCGGAA